ACCGAGGTTTGTGCGAGCGTCAGCGACATTCGTTGCCCCGGTCCCGCCCTGCCCAATCGGGATAGCTCCATTACTCCCCTTCTGCGCCAGCTTACCGATCGCCGGAATGGTTACACGAGTGCCGTTGATGGTAACGGTGACGTTCTGGTTTGCTGCGGTGGTGGCGAACGTCTCCCACGCGCCAATGTTCTCGTCATACTCGTTAATGAGCTGAGACATGCTCTGCGCCAGACCGTCGACCGAGAGACTATCAGTAACAAGAATGCCGTACTTCTGGCCGCTCAACGCCGGAGACGCGGCAGGCGTAATCGTCAGTGACGTCGCACTGTTGATGGCCGTGATCTGAAACATCTGTACCGGGTTAGAAAGAACAAATAACGTCTGGCCAACCCGAATCTGGCTGGCCGGTGCCGTCCAGTTCGTGCCGGTGCCGGTGGCTGTATTTCCGTTAATGGCGATGGTGCCAGTGTTATAAAGCATATTTTCTCCAGGCAATAAAAAACCCCGCCGGAGCGGGGTTTGTTCAAAACTGAATGGGTTAGTGGCAGGTGGTGCTGGTGAACGTGTTGGCGCTCACCCATGACCAGTTAAAGGGATAACCGGCGCGGTACTGCGTCTGATTATTTTGCTTGCGGACTCCGTAGATCTGGACGCTGCTTTCCTGTCCGCCAACCAGGGCTGTTCCGGTGCATACAGGTTGCTGCTTCTCAATAACGCCAGCGCAACCGGAGAGCAATACCGCTACCGCCAGGCAAAGAATCATATTTTTCATAGTTGTTATATCCCAGGGCATTCATGAAGCTACACAATAACAATATGAATCAACGGGATATAATTGATTTGGTAGATCAATTATTCGAAATTGATCGTTCAAAACGATCAATCATAGTTGGCGCAGTTAATGGCCATAATCACGTTCCTCAGATTCGAATACGCGACGTTTTGAAGGTTGCCGCCGGGGGTTGTCTGCGGTCTGGCGAATATCCGCGTATTGCTTCCCTCAAGTTTTGCCATGCTCTTGTATATGGCCATGTATGGCTGAGGCTGACCGCCAGCCGATATAACCCCGGTAATTAGCCCCAGCATGGCAGGCATACAGGCCCACTTCCCCGCCAGAGTTGTATTGATGTTGTATCCTGAGCTGGCATCCACCCCGGCGGTACCGAGGGTGACAACATCGCTCAGCGTGCGCGTTTCGTTTGTTAAAATCAGCGTCCCTGATGCATCCCACACAGCCAGCCCGTAGTCTGGCTTTGTCTGCGGGAAAATAGAGAAAAAATAAACGTACGCTGTGCCGGTCGCATTCGGTCTGAGAAAATCAATCGTGATGGTGTTCCCGCTTATCGTCTGGGTGATTTCGACCTCAACCGTGCAATGAACGAAGGCGACAACAGGCTGACCTGCGGGGAATGTGTGCGTCACTTTGGTATTGAACCCCGATGTTCCCTGAAGTGCCGCTGTCTTTCGCGCCTGAAGAGCGATTGGCGAGCTGTTCGCGGTCACCCATACTTCCCCGCTCGTGGTCGTCAGTAAAACGCCATACTCCGCCATTTATGCCCTCTCGATCTGGAAAATGAGATAAGCCGCTGCCGCAGGCTCAGTCCCTGCTGAGTAGTCGGTATCGCCTATTGCTGACACTGTTGCTGTTCCCCCCGAAATGGTGATCTTCCTCCGACTCGTTCCAAACTGATCGCCGTTCATGCTCTGAAAATAGGTCAGCCTGCAACCCGGTGGAAGCGCTACGGTGTAAGAGCCTGTTTTCTGGTTCTGAGCCAGCTGGAGATAGCCACAAACGCTGACAGGCTTAACACCATAGTTATTTACATTGCCTGAGGCGTCCCATGTCTGAACACCATATTCCGCCATCCAGTCCTCCTGAAAAAAAAGAGGCCCCGTAAGAGGCCTCCCGTTACCATGTTCCCGTGATTCTCCCGATCTGCACCCTCAACACATTCCTGGAGTCCCGCACGCTGATTGTCTGGTTTGTCTGTTTCATGGACCCCTCACCAGCTGTCGAACCGTAGTTCTCAAACGTACCGCCCTTATCCAGCCTCCACCCGACTGAGCCAGCAACATAGTTATTGGACTGGATGTAGTTGCCGATCTTGTTGTTGTTGATGGTGCCATCACCTATCAGCGCGTCTCTGATGAACACCTGCCCGTTCTGAATAACGAACGGAAGCGTAACGGTCGCTCCGGCCTGGTGAGTAACGGCGAAGCGGTCAGCCAGGAAGATAACCTGCGACTGCATGCCGGACGGCGTATTCTCTACACCGATCCCCATCCCTGCGGCGTAGTACTGACCATTGCTGGATAACCCGACCTTGATGCTGTACATCGCCTTCAGATCCCCGTTAACGTTCGCGATGGCCTGAGCGTTAGTGGTAATGGCTGAGGTATGTCCGTTGATGGTCGCCGTGATGCCGTTTATCTGCGTGGCCGTGGCCTGCTGATAATCCGAGAACGTCTGGTTCAGGCTGTTGATGGATGCCTTGTTCCCGTTGACGTCAGTCTGCAAACTCAGCAGCGAACGGGCCGTTGCCTCCCTCTCGTTGACGATCACCTCATCAATGCGGTCCAGCTGAGCGCTGTTACCGGCGACGGATGCAGACAGCGTTTTGCGCGCCGCCACCTGCGCCAGGTTGCCCTGAATAATCGCGATAGCGGAGTTCTTCACTCCTCCCGTCATACCGTCCACAGACACGCTGATGTTATCGATGCGCTGGCCCAAGGCGGTATCGGCCGTCGCTACTGTCTGCTCAAGCTCGTTCAGAGAAGAAGACACATCTCCGACCGTGCTCGACAGGTTTGTAACGCTGGTCTGAACCTTCCCGATATCCTGGGCGTTTTTGGCGATTTCCTGCGCCTGTTGCGCCAGTTCGTCGTTGGCCTGTTTGATGTCGTCAGCCATGCCAGCAATTTTTTCATTGCTGTCTACCGCGTTCTCGATCAGGTCTTTGAACGTATCGGAGCCTTTCATGTCCTCCAGAATGTCGTTGGTTATTTCACTGACATCTATCGAGGACGTGCCCATGACCCAGTCGGTCCAGTCCCCGGCGTTACCGATACGGTCAATCAGGCGCGCGCGGTACCACTGGCGAACGCCGGCAGGCATGGGGCCATGCTGATAATCTGCAGCTGGGTACGGCACCAGGACCAGCAGTTCAGGATTGGCGTAGTCGGCAGTTGTGGCGCGCTGAATCTCTGTATAGGCCGTGTCGCCTGAACCATCCGGAAATTTCCAGGTCAGGTCGATATGCCAGACCACATCTTCGGTCGCCAGGAAGTTTAGCGGAGTACCCGGTTTTCCCGTTTTACCGGAGAGATAAGTTGTTTCACCGTATCCCCATGGTGACGACGTATCCTGCGCATTCAGCGCCCGGACGCGCACGTCATAGCTGCCCGAATAAATGCCCTGAACCGAGAAACCCTGCGCGCTGGTAACCGGAACGTTTATCCAGTCCCCGTTGTCCTTACGCCACTGGGCGACATACCGGATTGCGCCCTCTACCTTATCCCATGACACCTCTAGGCTTGCTACAGTCAGCCCCTGAGACACATGATCGCTCTCAGTCACCACGATATTCTTCGGTGCAGACAGAACGCTTATCGGCGTGACGGTGATCGGGGGCGACTCGACCCGAACGCCGTCATCGATGTAACGGTATTTGTTTGGATCATGCTGAACGGCCGTAATAGTGAAACCGCCTGTGCTGTCGTCGTTAGCCGCGATTGAAGTAACCCTGAAGTACTGTATTGCGAGGTTATCACTGTCTATCGCCCAGACGGCGCCCGCCACAGGAATCTGACTGAATGCCGTAGCCACCGTCACCGTTTTTTTATCGGCGCTCACCGCGCTGATTGTCCGCGTCTGGGCTTTTCCGTCGGTAAGGTTAACCACCAGCCGGTCTTTCGACGCGTAGTCTATTTCTCGATCCAGGGTAATCTGGCGACCGTTGACCGCCCTTATGCGGCCCCCGTTCTCCTTACCAGAACGGAAAGGATCAGCGACACCGATTATTTCAGCGGGCAGAGGGATATAACCGTCCAGCCCCACGCGAAACGATACGGTCCCGTCTTTGGCATTGGAGAGCAATACCCAGCGACCGCGTCGGTGCGCTTCACTTTGCGAGGTGCAGCCGATTGCGGTCAGGGACGTCTGCCGGACGTCGTAACGCTCTACAAGCGCCGAATCGTAGACCCCCTCAACGGTATCGCTGTAATGGTTCTGCGGATCGGACCAGGACACCAGGCAGGAGCTGTAGCGATTCTTGTATGAGCCGCCCGCATAAGTAAACAGCCCATCGATAACGTTTGAGGCGTTATAAACCCAGTCAACATCGTCCTGCGGAACGTCTGCCTGCACATAAATCTGATCGTTGCCCCAGAACGTTATTCCACGAAATACCGCGGCAAGATCGTTAAGTACCTGCCAGGCGTCCTCCTGGCTCTGAATGAAAACGTTGCAGGTGAAACGCGGTTCGGTGCCACCGGCCCCGTCGGAAACCATTTCGTCACAGTACTGGGCGATTGAATACAGCGCCCACTTATCCACCATGGACGCATCCACGCGCGTGCCCATGCCGTAAATTTCATCCAGAACCAGATCGTAAAAGATCCAGGCAGGGTTATTAGACCAGGCCATTTTGAACCCGCCGGACCATGAACCAGAATAGGTTCGGGTTATCGGATCGTAATTATCCGGAACCTTAATCAGCTTGCCTTTTATCTTACAGGTCACTTTCGGCGCGCTGCCGTTGAACTGGCTGCTGTCCACTTCGACATACAGTAGCGCGGTTAAAGGATAACGAAGCTTGCTGTCGATGACTTCGGCATACGAAAACACCTTGAAGGCATTAAACAGTTTCGAATTTGATCCGCTGGCATCAGCCGTAATACGCCTGACCCTGACAGACCAGCCGGACGTGGATTTTGGCAGATCGATACGGTGGTCACGCTGATATTCCGTCGTGGTCTTTCCGTCAAACTTGCCGTTTACAACCGTTTTCCAGGCGCCGCCGTCCGTTGATAAATCGATCGCATACTCGGTAACCGTGCCCACCATATCGCCGTTATCTTTATAGAGATACTGGACCGGAAGGCTGAGCTTGATGCGGATGGCATCCAGGGAAAGGTTGGTAAACTGGCGCGTCCAGGGCGCGGTGGTGGTGACAGTTGTGCCCACCGCCAGCTCGTTATCGACCTGGGGCATCCCGGCAATATAGGTCTGGTCCTGTGTGCCCTTGCGGAACTCCCATTTCACGCCGCTGAAGTTGTATTCCCCGCTGTCGTTTGCCAGCGGCGTATCGTTGAGGAAAATGTTCTGAGCGGTCAGGTCGCCCTGTATTTCCCCCTCAGAAACGGCAATGAGCATTTTTAATTTTGCGACCGACAGCAGATCGTCAGGCTGCTCAACCGGAGTATGTGAACTGCCACCTCCCCCTTTAGCACCCTGCAGGATGGTTTCTTGTTTAAGAAGCTGCATTTTCTCACCCATAAAAAAAGGTGCCGAAGCACCTTTAAGTTAGTGGCCGCTGGCCTACTGCTGATCGCTCGAGTACATACCGGCGCTGACTATCGCTCCCCCTGCCTCGATCAGACCGTAGGCCAGGGGGACAGGATGCCCCATAGCGACCGTATTGACCGGCGCCCCGAAGGCGTAGTTAGGCGTGTTGTCCGTGCTGGAGGATTTACCCGCGCCGAAGGATGGCTGGGGCGTGAGCATCTGGACAACGCCACCCAGCATCATTGACACCCCGACCCCGGTCAAAATTGACGTGGCGCTGATGGCTGTTGCACTCATCGCAGCCCCCCAGGCTGCCATACTCGCACCGGCGGTAAAGAATGCAGCGACCAGCGCAACGGCACCGACAACTATCTGCAGGACGCCCGAATTTTTGGCCCCCTCATAAACGGGTACGATCCGGTACACGCTTCCACCGCGGGTCATATCAAACTCTTCCAACCCGATATTGTTGTCGACGCCGTTGAGATAACCGGGTCACGCTGGGTAGTGTTGCGCGGCGGGGTGATCATGTTGCGAATGCTTTTTGGCATTTTTTCAAATTCCTCAATACGTTTTGAATGAATACAGGCCATAGCCTGAAGGGATGGTGTCACCTGGTCGGCAAAACCCAGTTCAAGGCACTCGCTGCCGTTCATCCAGGTTTCGTCCTCCAGCATTGCCGCAATTTCTTCGGTGGATTTTCCGGTTTTCTGTGCATAAGCCGGGATTAGAACGGATTCAACCTTGTCGAGAAGATCCGCATAGTCGCGCATATCGCTCGCGTCACCACCAGCAAACCCCCAGGGCTTATGGATCATCATCATCGTGTTTTCAGGCATGATGACCGGATTGCCTACCATCGCAATCACCGAGGCCATGGAGGCCGCCAGACCGTCGATATGTACGGTAATCGCCGCGCCGTGGTGCTTCAGCGCGTTATAAATAGCAATTCCGTCGAAGACATCACCACCGGGCGAGTTGATATAAAGGTTGATGTGGGTGACGTCCCCAAGTGCTCGGAGATCATTGACGAACTGTTTCGCCGTTACGCCCCAGTACCCGATTTCATCATAAATAAAAATGTCGGCCTCACTGTTATTGCTGGCCTGCATGCGGAACCACGAATTACTTTTTGCGCTGGCTTTCGGACGGTGGCGCGCCCGGTTCTTTGGCTTCGGCACTGGTGCCTCCTTTATCATTGGCGGGGTCGGTGTCAAACACCAGGCCCTGTTCACGGTTCTCGTCAACCTCCGCTTTACGGCGTGACTTAACATCATCCGGGTTGCGACCGCTGGCACGTATCCAGTCGGATTCAGTAGCAGCACCGCCGCGGATCTGCGTTTTCCAGGCATTCGCTTCTTTAACGGGATCAATCCACGGCATAACGGGCCCCGAATAAACCGCGTTATAAAGCGAGTCCATATCAATGCCTCTCGGAAGCTTGATTTCTCCGGCAGCAATAGCCATCTTGAGCCAGGCTCGGTACATGGGCCGGGTCACTGAACCGATGAACCAGTCCTGAAGAATCAGATAGCCGTCGGTTGACTCGACAAGCTCCTGCCGCTGGGCACTGTAGGTTCCGTTGTAGTTTCTGGATGTGCTGGAAAAGCTGAGGCGACTGCCGGCGGACACGGCACGCAGCTGTCCGTTACGAAAAGATTCGAGGTTAGGGTTCGGGCGATCGGATTTAATCATCCCGATTTCTTCCCCGGCCTGCAGTTCGTCATAGAGCATACCGGGCTGAATCATCAGCTCGCGATCATCGCTGCTTGAATCAGAATCGAAGCTCTGTCCGTCGCCTTTTTTGATATACATGCCGAGTGCGGCAGCAATTCTGGCAGCGGTAAGCTCCGAGTCCTCGTACTCTTTCAGCGCGCTCAGACGCATCAGAACACCTGACAAAAGAGACGTTCCGCGGGTCTGGTGCAGGCGTCGTGTGAATTTGAGATGAAGCATGTTTTCTGCATCTATCTCTTTGGTATCGAACTGACGCCCGGATACTGGCAGGCTTTTATAGACCTGATATTTTTTCGGGCGCCCCCAGTTATCGACAAAAACGCCCTGATTGAGCTGGGTGGCGGCATCGCTGTTCATCGGCACGAAGTCCGGCTCCAGCGCTTCCAGCCAGAACGGCACGCCAGCAACCGGCTGAAGACCATTTCCGGTACCGCGAACCAGCTGAGCAAATACCTCACCGTCCCGGAGCCACGTTCGCAGCATCAGCCGCTCCAGCATGGGGCGGGTAAACTGGGTTGTAACATCGGGTCTTACGGACCATTCGCCCCACTTTCTGCGGATATCAGTGGCCAGCTTTTTAGCTATCTTCCCGTTAGTCAGCATCGGATGCGGTTCAACTATGATGCCCTTAGCACCCACCACCCTTTCTTCCAGCTTGTCGAAAACGCCAATCACCAGATCGTGGTTGTTGTCCAGCCAGCGCGCCTGCTGCCTCAGTGAAACCGCCCCCATCTGGCTGAGCTGATCGGCTGAACGATTTTCCTTCTGGGCTTTGTGGGTACGCGTTTGCTTTACCGCCTCATACGCCTTAATAACTGCGCGGGCACGCAAGCGTGAGGCTTTCCAGCCTGGTGAAAACAGGCCAATCGCATCATCTAAAAAACTCATCCAAACCTCGCCAGCCTGTAGCCGGGTCGCCCGCGGCGTTTGTTATTGAGCGTAGCCAGTCGTCGCTCCCATTCCTGACGGCCTTTTCTGATTTCCGACAGGTTTTCGAGCGTCATCTGCTGCCCGTTGAAAGTGATTGATTTCCCCTCCAGAACAGACAGCTCGGCTGCAGCGTAGCGGTCGATCATGTTTTGAATATCTGCTGGATTCACACCCAACCTCCTGACGAAGACCACGGATTAGCCTGCTCGGTTACGGGCTTCTCACGTTTTGGTTTTGATTTAGATTTCGGCGCAGGCGGCGGGGATGGCATTTCGCCAGTTTCCGTCTGCGTGTCCTCGATCCACGTTTCCCGCCGTGCCCACTCAGGAGCTGACGGCCATTTGATTTTTTCGTAACCACTAAGGATGGCGAGCGCGTCGGCATAAACGAGCAGGTCAAATGCTTCGTTTGCGCCCCGACCGGGCTTACTCCATTTCCCTTCATTCGAGCGTTCCTCATAAGTCAGTTCGTCATAGAACCAGCTGCCCAGCCAGGCGGGGAAATGCACATAGCCAGGGCCGGGTGAATCACGCCACAGCGCATTATTCACCCGGTCTTTAAGGGCATCGGTCTGGAGAAGATAAAGAGGCACATCACCCGTCGCCTGTGCGCGGCGCGTTGATCTGCCCGTGTTGTCGGGAAACGTTCGCTGGATAAGTTTGCTGCGCCTGACGCTGTCCCCCTTGAAGAGATAGATACGCTTACCCAGCCCCTCACGGCGACATCTGCGCCAGAATTTGTAGGCATTATCCGTCACGCCATCTTCACCCCCTGAGTCCACGGCCATCGACATCAGCCGCATGCCCTTTGACGGGTCAGCTGCGAGTGGCCACGTTTTATCAAAGACGTCGGTGAGTAAAAGATCCCAGTCCTCCGGATAGCTCGCCGGATCCACCTGAATGCTTTCCCCGTTGCCGTCGCAGCGCAGCGAATGCCGGATGTTGTAACGGTCAACTATCCAGCGCTCACCCATACTTCCATAACCCGTAATCTGCACAACAAAGCGCCGGTTGCGCCCGGCCTGCACGTCCACGGTCGCAGTGAGGAACTGCACGCCATCGGGTACCGAACGTTTTGGGACTTCTTCGGCACGCTGCTCGAGCAATTCACTTTTACGCTGCTCCATGCTGGCCCGCGGCAAATAGGGCCTGCCGAAATCGGTGTTGATCACCGTCTTCAGGGTTTCTTCGCTGCGCGTGGATTCATATTCCTGCTCGGCGGTCAGTAACTTATAAATAAGCTGCGCCCAGGTCTGGTAAGCAGCTGCCGGACCTTCCATCCAGAAGGAGGCAATACGGGAACGACGGCCATCACCGCTAACCTGGCCTTTCCTGTCGATGGTTTGCCCGTCCCGGAGCCAGACACATTTCATGTTAAGCGCACGCTTCATGTCCGGTGTGATCCTGCCTTTACAGGCCGGGCACTGTAGAAAAGCCGCTTCGCTGGCAAGCACAGGATCGCTGCTGTCGCGGTACCCGGTCATATTGTCCATTTCCGGCTGGAAATATTCGCCGCAATGCGGGCATGGCCAGTAAAGACGACGGCGGTCACCACGGTTATAGAGCGATAAAATTCCGGTGGTCGGAGGGGCTTCATGGGGCGTGGAACGCCGCCATTTTGTGTCTCTGATATCCCTCCCGGGCGAGCTTTCAACCAGCGTCATCCCGGAGGACATGAATGTCGTGGTACGCTTCGATGCCAGTGAAAAAGCATCCCCCTCCCCGTCGATATCTTCCGGAAAGCGGTCATAATCCGTCAGCGCCACACTCTTATAGTCCGAGGACGACATGATATTGACGGATGGCCAGCCAAGCTTCAGATAGTTACCGGCGCGGAATGTACGGTCGTAGACGTTGTTATCGTTACGTCTTGGGCTTAGCCGGGTTTTAACTTCAGGGCTACAGCGAAAAGTACGGTCCAGGCGTTTTTTGGAATGCTCGCGAGCTTTTTCCTCAGATACCTGAATCACAAGCATATCTGCCGGATCGCAGACAATGTTATAAACAATCCAGCCGTCAATGAGACCGATGGTTTTACCCGTTCGCGCCGGGCCCACAAACACCACCGCATCGTATTCACGCGATGCCAGGCAGTTCATCGGCTCAATCACATAGGGTGCCAGATCCGGATCCCATGGAACTGAGTTTCCCGCCCCCATTGGCACGCGCATATAAGTACTGACCGCATCGGCCACCGGCATACGACGCGGGGCTCGTAAAATACCGGAGACATCGCGGCGAATGTCCCTGGCGGATGCCCGCTTTGCCATCAGTCCTCCTCAGGCTCTTCCTCCTCTTTTTCAGTGTCCTGCACCCTCTCCGCCATCTGGTCGCGCAGATCATCAATAACGCTTTGCACACGAACTACCGCAGCAGGCGTTAAAGCACAGTCGCGCTCGAGCACATCCGGGAGGGTTTCAAGTACCATGACGACGGCTTTCGCCATCAATGAGAATTCTCGCGCCACTTCATCTGCGGGTATTAACTGCCCCGTATCCTGTTCGAACTTCAGCCTCTCATTCTCTGCTTTCCAGTGGGACAGCCTGTCAGAGGGGGGCATATCATCGATGTTGGCCGAAACGGTAGGGATCATCAGTTCGGTCAGAATGTCGGTCACCAGATAGAGCTTTAACTTGCTGTTGCTGCCTGGAGCAGGTTCAACATTTTTCAGTCTCGCGGCAACCGTCTGACGGTGTACGCCGGTTATCCCTGCCAGCTGGTTGATATTGAGTTTTAAAGTGGCAATTTCCTGGTCCATGATGGTGAACACTTTTTGAACGATTCGACATCTTGCAAAAATGGCCTCTAATTAAATCAAAGACCTGCGCACATGATGATGATGACCCTGGATCCGAAAAACTAGCCGTTTCCCGCGAGCACGCCGCCCCGTGGTGGGCCACCCCGCCAGGAGGACCCATCGAAATGCGCGCACACTCAGGGCAGTGTATTCCACCCCAAGTGACCAGCGCATTCTTCTCCATACCTAAAAAAAAACCACTTAAAGGTTAAGTGGCTTTCTTTATAAGTTCTGAATGAATATCAATGAGACGAATTACAAATGTTGCCTTACTTTCTCAGCGAGCTTTGAACGATAAGCTTCAGCTTTAATGCGCAAGGTTTCCATTTTCTCATTAATAGCAATCACCCCATCACTGCTCTTAATATCACCACTTAGTGATTGAGCGTATACAACTGACATATGCCCGCTGAGTGACTGTAACGTATTAAATTCCTCTACTAATTCTGGAAAAAACATTGAATTAATGGCACCAGTTTTCGCAGCAATTTCTTTTAATGGAAAGTCTTTAAGCTCATTCTGCATATCTTGTGAAGACTTAAGCTTTAATAATTGGAATGCCTGTATTGTATGAAGCTGATGAACAAGCTCATGCCATTTATTAAAAAGCGTAAACAACTCTTCACCTTTGGCAAGAAAGAAGTCCCTATTTGCTTTCCACTTATCAAAATCGAATTGTTCTTGTCTTAATACCTTATTAGATTTATTGGTAAACAAAATACTTAATACTGTCGTACCCCCTGCAATTAACGCTGCAAGTAAAGCAGATGCTGCTGCAATTATTGCTGAAGCATTGTCACTTAACCATTCCATATGCCCTCCTATTTGAAGGGCTAAGATATCATCTTCCAAACGTTAAAGTTAAGTCCTCTACGGGAAATGTGCCTGATTTCGATTGACGAGATAAGGGTCATTTACGCGCCTGCTCAATCTGCCTTATGCCAGTGAGTTTGTTGTTACCTTTTTCGATAACGGCCAGCAGCGGCTTAATCCAGAGCACAGCCTGGCAGTACGTTATTGAGCGGGGGGCAGCGGTACTAACATCGGCTGAGTCAGTTCCGTCGGTATCGGCGTGCATTGCGCTGGAACGTAAACGGTACGCGTATTCGAGCAGCCCACCAGCAATGTCAGGAGGAACAGGCAGATCACAGGTTTTTTCACGGCGGAGAATCTCCCGGTATTCGATTACGGTTTCTTCGGTGCTGGTGTCGATCAAGGAGTTAAGCCTGTTGACATGTTCTGCAACCTGATTGAACCGATTAAAGTTGAAAGCCTGATTGGCGATCATCTGCTCCTGCAAAGAGTTGTCACTTCGCAGAACCTCGTTTTCGCTCTGAAGGATGCTGGCGTCTGAGCAGCTCTTAACGAGAGCGACTGACAGTCCAGCTATAACGAGAACGCCGATAAGACCCGGATTAATTTTCATTGGTCCAGCCCCCAGCACGCCAGCGCACTTTCCTGATCACGCCGCTCGACCTGCCCATAACAGCCATTCTTCTGGCCTTTGGTCAGACGGCAATCACGTCCACCATCCTTAATCCACCAGCGGATCGCTTCGCATGCACCGATGCGGTCACCTGCGTTGATGCGCTTATAGAAGGTCGAGGGGAAGCATTTACAGGGACCAATGTTATAAGGACAGAATGATGCTATACCGACCTTCTGCGGATCTGTCAGAGGCACTTTAATATTGCGATCAACCCAGGCTAATGCCTTATCGCGTTCAATAGCGTTAACCTTCCGGCATTGTTCCTCTGTGGCCGTCATGCCTTTAACAACACGCCTACCATCGATGACAGTCACGCCGTGACATAAAGACCAGACCCCACCCGGATCAACAACGGCCACCAGCGCATTGCCTTCTTTCTCGCTGATGAATTGGTCGAAAATGAGTGGAGCAGATGCCCCTGACGCGATTAGCGCCAGCACTGCTGCGCTGAGCTTTGCTTTGTTCGACATCATTCACCCCGCGCAGCTTTGCGGCGATCCGCTTTGATTTGGAAGTACAGACTCGTTAACCACGTCAGCAAACCAAACATGAGGCTACCGAGCACACCAATGGCCGCCCATTGAGATGGGGAGACTTTATCGAGGAACTGAAGCAACCAGTATCCGGTCCCCCCTCCCGATGCGCCGTATGCAATACCCGTCGTGATTTTTTCCATTCGATACATGCTCTCACCTCGCTACGTTGCGGGTGTCCAGTTGAGGTAATAAAAAGGGCCGCGATAGCGACCCAAGCTTTTATTCCCCTGCCAGCTGCCTTACCTCACTTACTGTCTGGTTGAAACGTTCCTCTTCCAGTTCTACACCTATAGCCTGGCGGCCCAGTTCAATGGCTGCTTTAACAGTTGATCCCGAGCCCATAAAGAAATCAGCTACCACATCGCCGGGCCTGCTGCTGGCGTTGATGATTTGCCGCAACATATCAGCGGGCTTTTCGCACGGGTGTTTGCCTGGATAGAACTGGACGGGTTTATGTGTCCAGACGTCTGTATAGGGCACGGCAGCTGTCACAGAGAAATGCCGCCGAAGTGATTTGTACTCTTCGAGCAGCTCTGAATATTTGCGATTCAACGAATGCCACAGAGCCACCAGCTGGTGGTGTGGTGTTGCCAGTTCGCCGTTTTGGTGCTTTTCGATGGCTACCTGCGTGAAAAGGGACTGAAGTTTCCGGTAGTCTGATTCATTCGGTAATTGCCACTGGCTACCGCTGAACCAGTGAGACACCATGTTCTTCTTTCCAGTCGCATCGGCTATTTGCTTTGAGGATATGCCAAGCGCTTCACGTGCATCCCGGAAATAAAAAATTAGGGGAGTCATTACATGTTGCTTCAGCTCGCTTCCCCTCTCAGCGTACCCGTCGCTCTTTGGTTTATACGGCCCCTGGTAATGCTCAGCTAACAGGATGCGCTCTGTTGCAGGGAAGTAAGAGCGCAGGCTCTCTTTATTACAGCCATTCCAGCGGCCCGACGGTTTAGCCCAGATGATGTGGTTCAGGATGTTGAAGCGCTCACGCATCATGATCTCAATGTCTGCCGCCAGACGGTGACCGGAAAAAAGATAAAGACTGCCAGCAGGTTTAAGCACTCGCCAGAATTGTGCGAGGCACATATCAAGCCAGCTAAGATAATCCTCATCCCCTTTCCATTGATTGTCCCAGCCGTTGGGTTTCACTTTGAAGTACGGGGGATCGGTGACTATCAGGTCAATAGAGTTATCAGGGAGAGTGGAGATGTATTGCAGGCTATCAGCGTTGACTAACTCAACACTGTTTATATTTACAGTATTTTTCATAGATCCGTAAGCGTAACTCTGATAGGCTCACTATGCTTTTGCGCTAAAGCAGTGGGCCTTGGTTAGCTTGTGACCTGAAAGCATGAGCTAATGGCTGGTTGGGTGCTACAACACCCACTAGCCGCCCATTTCCACAAAAAGAAAAACCCCGCAAGCGCGAGGTTTTAAGTTCGTGTCTCAGTGACCACTCTTAACAGCTTATGGCACTTTTTGCGTACGCGTTAATGTTTTTTATGTAGTGGGTGGATTACACTAGTTGGCGTTACTTTTTGTTTCATTTAAGGCGCACACAAATGCAAGTCAAAAGTTTAGGATTTTCAATAACAAACGATAATGAACATATCAACACCGCAGATGTAATGAATGAGTTTATCAAGGCATCTTCACGGCAATATGATCGCGCGGATTATACGCGCAGAATACTTATGTCAGATGAGAATGATTTTTACTATGGCTTAGTGGTCACATTCAAAAATCAAAAGAGAAACTGTAAGTCACAATTCGTTGATGGAAAATTTCAGCTCAAAGTGGAAGAACTTCAGGGTGATGAAAAGTTAGCCAATTTCAATTTGTTTTTGCTAAATAAAACTAATCTTCGCGGCTTGTATATGTCTCATCATGGCTCCTGTAGCCTGAACACACTTTTCAGCCACCTCCAAACCGTAAGTAATGAATTTATTAGAAAGCAAAACGCAGCAGATATTGAAAAACTAGGAGACAAGCCAAAACAAAAAGAAGTCACTGCGGTGAATAAAAAATATAAGAAGCGGTTTTCTTTTAGCATCATGACAACCAAGGAGGATATTAAAACCATACTTGGACAATTTAAAGAAATAAAAAAAGCATCTTTTAAATTTGATTACATTGATTTTAAGGGTGGACCAATGACTCCACTCGAAGCATTTGCAAATTCCACAACAATAGATATGAGTATTAACCCAGACGATAAATTTAAAATTGATGCACTTTCACAAACAATGTCAGATACCTTTGATGCCATGAAAGGGGGGATATCGAAGGCGAGAGTTACCGCAGTTGATCACGGCGGAATTGAGAAGATTATAGATTTCATGGATTGCCCTACCTTTTTTGAATCTTATGATTTTGATATAATAGCAGAAAAAGTTAATGGCCTGACAAACGATAATTACACATCCAATCCTGTATTTGATATAATCAAAGATGAGATATTGAACGGGACTAACAAAAATGCCTTTGTATGAATGGCTTATAAATAAAAAATTGAGGTGTCAGTACTTAGTACTACTCCTTCTGTCAGCCCTAGTATTGCTGGGGCTTTACTTTCTATATCGAAACACACCAGGAGTCAGTGAAAAATTCTTTGATTTTTATCACAAAAACCTCCGTGGATATCTCTTCTCAGGATTCATTTCTGTAGGTTCCTTTTTATTGAGTTTACATACCTTTGTCATTATAAACATTAGAGATAAAGTATTTGCAACTCCTGAGTATAAAGATACTTTTAGCAAGGCCAACGGAATTTCACTCGATAAAATAAAGGATTGCGATCTCTACAAGCCGTTAGATAATCTTTCATCGTTCATTAACACATCGATTTTATTTTCTCTAACGACTGCAATTGCTCAGTTTACCATTGGCCTCTCAACCAATCTGTACGCTTGTTTGTTTTGCGTCTGGCTTGCCATACTTACTATTTTTTTCTTACTACACTGTCTAATAATAATTAGACAAAACATTAGAATGTTGTTAAAGCAGTAGAATAAAGGGGGAACCCCCCTTTATTTATAACATCGACAACACTCCTTCTACAAACCCGAGAGCGGTTTGCAAATCCTTTCTTACAGTACCATCCGAGCATTTTCTTTTCTTTGCAATTGTTCTCAGAGAAATACCAATCACAAAATGAGCGATCAACAGTTCATACTCTTTGGGTTTATATTTGCGCAACTTCACTACACATCCGTCGATCTTAATACCATCATCATCATTACACTGAAGGCGTGATTTCTTAACATGTGGCAATAGCCCTTTGAATCCCGCGGCAATCGGCTGCCAGTCAACTCCATTGCTTTCTGCTGCGGCCCATGCACCCCATAAATCCATAACTTCATACATATCGCGCATATTATCTCCACTGCTCATTCTAATACGCCAATTGCCAGCGCCCGATCTAAAAACCGAAAAAGTAAAGTTAATTGGTCGCCATACTTCGCTTCAAATTTCATAGGATCAGCGTGCAACTCACAGTGATGCGCTCTGCATAGCGGTATCACAAATAAGTCATGCGCTTTAGTACCCATACCACCTTGTCCGTAGCCTATCAGGTGGTGCGCATCATCTGCCGTGTTGTTACAGCAACTGCACTGCTGGGACTTTACCCAGCGGGTATACATCTCATTCTGCCAGCGACGTCTCTTGGGTCTGTGCATGAAAGATTCCGGTGATTCAGGATCAACCTTAATCAAGAATATCTTTTGCACCTTCTTACGGAGGATTTCATTCGCGGGTAAGGAAGGGACAATATCGCTTTCACGATAGACAGATAAAAATGGTTCAACGGGTAAACGAAGCGCACGTTGCGCCATGCTTTCTGTGATTGCATCAGCAATGCCAGAGTAAACGGCCCACCAGCACAATTCACCGAGGGATAGTTCACGCGCGCTGTTGTAGCCAAGCGAAGACAGGATGGAACAGATCAGCCAGTTAATGAGATTACGCCGGGCCAGTTCTGCCAGCGCCGCAGTGGTTTGCTCGCGCAGCTGGTTATCGCAATGCCAGCAGAGCAACATTGATCCAGGGGGATGTCGCATCGTTACCAGCTCAAGATGGTGATAATCAGTGTGCGGGTACTGGCATTCCTTCACGTTACGCTCTAACCAGGATTCCAACGCGTTCAAACCGCCTGCTGCACGGATAACTCTCTCGTCGGTGAAGAATCCCTCAAGGGACTTATCTTCTGCCAGCGGCTGCCTGGACTCAGGGACGAGGCCCGACGGAAGCTCAGCCATGCTTTTTGGCTGAGGCTCCACCAGCACACGCCCCTGTTGAAACAGAGACATCAGTTCGCTGCCCGGCTTTAACACCACCAGCCCAAGGCGCGGAACAGTCTCGGCTGTAAACAGTCCTCTCACGCGGCATGCCCCTTAGCGATGTGTGCCGTCCACAGGCCACCGATCCACTCGATGCCTTTGGGTGTAAAACGTGCCTGGCTAAAGGCGTAGTTAGTTTCGCTCGAAGTGCCAGTTTTAACTTCAAACCGCCCGGCGGCAATGTGCTGGTGCCGCGGTGTCAGCACTCCGCCGAGCCGGTACATAATGTCGCTCTCAATGAGGAACAAGCGGAAATCGTTCTCTTTGGCCTGCAACAGCTTTGCCACCTGGCGGAAAGACATTGAGCCATTAGCAGTACAATACCGATCGACAAACTCAACTTTCGGCGCGGCAGCGGCTAACTGCTGGGCCAGTTGTTCTTTCTGCTCGGCCAGATCCGCGGCGAGACGTAATGCCTCCGGCAATGTTTGCGGGACACTTACGGCCTGACTGTTCTCCAGCTCTTGCCAGCGATCGACAACAGCGGCGGTAAATTCTGGCGACAGCCTGGCGACGATCACCAGAGAATCACGTTTGTTGAACCAATACTCCTCGTAGGTTTGCCCGTTTTGCGGGTGTGTGTAGGGGGTGTGCGCCAACGGCGCGGTTAAAATACCAGCAGATGCAAGGCGCTCAGCTGAGCGCTTCACATCACCATGTTTGCTCTGCACCAGCCTGGCAATTTCACGGCTGGACATTGTCACAACACCCTTTGCGGTTAACTGATTCATGCTATTTCTCCATATCAGGCGGCTGCACCCGCCTTTTGATTTGCACATAATTCAGAAAGATTTGCCTCTACCAGCGCCACCAGCATAGTTATCAACGATAATTTCACGCATTGACGGCCCCCTGCATGCTGTTAACCAGACCACCAGCCACGCTAATTATTTCGCTGGTAGGCACGCGCTCCAGCCAGAGTTGGTTGATGTTGGCCTTCAACTTGTTCTGTTGGTTCACCCCTAGAGAATCCGCCCCCTCGACCTGATTGAATACCAGACCAACCTCCAGCGGCCAGATGCGCGACTCTGCATCAGGCGTTGCAATGGGAGTAGGCATTGTTTTTTCCGGCACCGACGGAAGGGCCATTTTTGCCGCGGCGAATTGAGCCAATGACAATGCAGCACGCCCTTTTTCTTCCAGTTCGGTGCGATTGATATAGCTGAAGCTTTCACCACGCCAGGTTTTGTCAAAGACAGCGATTGCCCCGGCAAAAAATGCGCTGGTGGGTTGCTGCTTCTCGTCAGCGGGAACAAACCAAACAGGAAGATCGAACCCAATACGACCACGAATAAACATGATGTGATCGGCATCTTCCGGCCACCATGTTTCACTTGTGGCTGACTTCACGAGGTATATGTAACGACCGCCTTTATCACGCATCGCCATTGTGTGATTCATGATGTGGGTCATGCCAGTAATGGCCTGCTTTTCATGGTACTGAGAACGGCTGTATGGCGGGTTAGCAAACGCGGCGCCACCGAGTTCTGCTAGACGTTCTGACCAGTCCTGCGTCAGCGCGTTATCTTCGGCGGTATAACATGCAGGGCATTTAGCATTGCTATCATCTGCAAACAGATCCAGAACCATCGGGCCAAATATCGAATTGATGCCCCAAAACAGTAGATCTGGAGTGCGCCACTGATCGCCAACCTCTTTCAATTCATGCGCTGGTTTTGAACGGAGTTCAGCCAGTGCGCGGCAGTATTTATTTTCAATCATCCTCTAAACCCCTCTGGAATCTTGGTATCAACGGGGCCGAACTTCATCGGATCGTGTTTCTTTTCACCCCAGCTTTCACGCGGTGGACGCCCCTTCTTGTCCCAACGGATCCCGCTTTGCAGATAACCCTCAAACTTTTTCGGGCCAAATAGCGTTTCAGGGCGCATGTACTGGTACTGCACGTCATTGCCGTTCCAGTGCTCATGCTTAAGATCAATCACCAGCTGTAAGTCGCCAACGGTGTAACCTTCACGCAAACGAGCACGGATGTTTTCCAGAGAAGTTTTTGATTTTTGGTATCGTGAGCCACTAACCAGGTTCAGATGATTCAGAACCAGGATGGCGTTATCGGTGATCATCACTTCAGGGTCTGGTTGCGGCGCAACCGGACAAGAAGGTTTTTTAACTGATGGATCAGTAGTTGTATTTACTGACGGATCCCCCCCAGATTCTGACGGGTGAAAACCGCCTTTTTCATCGTTTTTTGATGCCTCAGATTTTGACGCGTCGGTTTTTGAGGCATCAGATTTTGATGCGTCAGAATCTGACAGGTGAGAAAAGGCAGCAGCCTGTAATTTCGCAACATTGAGCTGGTAAACGTTCGATGCATTGCGGTTGCCTTTACGGCGCTGCTGGCGGGTTAACCACCCGTCTTTTTCCAGTTGAGATATGGCTGTTCGAACCGTGCTCTCACCTGCACCAATCTGGCGCGCGATGGTAGCGATGGAAGGCCAGCTAACCCCTTCATCACTGCTGAAGTCTGCCAGACGCGCCATGATGGCAACGCTGGACAGCTTCATGCCAGAAGCGGCACAAGCGTCCCAAACGTAACCCGTTAATTTAGTGCTCATGGTCGTCCTTTAACTCTGTAAACTTGCGCTTGAATTGTTCGAGCGGGCTGAAACATTCGTAGTTATAACCATCCCGCAGGTAGATAACTCGTTGAGTCTCAGGCTCCCATCTGATAACCCGAACGGGGATCCCTCTGTGGTCTTTGAACCTTCGGTTAACTTCGCGCATAAGCGTTTCGCCTTCCTGTAGTAAACCCCCACAATTGCGACCGCCCGACTGTGGTTACATGGCACCCAGCGGTTTGCTATTCTGCGTTCATACCGAAACAACGGAGCGCCCGGTACCGGGATCATCCTTAGTTGCGGTAAACGGTTAAAAGCCGTTAAACTGGTCATGCGGATTACTTCTCCATACAAGATTTGTCTGCCACGACGCCCGGAGCTGCACACTCGCGGGCGTCACTCTTTTCCGGCGCGCAAAACACACGGAAAAGCAGCGTCAAATGTTCCTGCCACTTAGCCATCACCTGATAGCTGTTCTCTTCGATCTGGGCCCGTTCCTGAGCATCAATAACGCCGTCAGCGGTAGCTTTACGAACGTATTGCGAATGCCTGCCGATCCACTCAACTGACTCCATGAGACGCTGGTTGATATCGCCGTTCTCAATCTCTTCAACATCAGCCAATGGCACAAAAACACCATTCGAGTGACGTGCAATAGCGTTCGCTATGTGGTTTGAACCACCAGCACGCTGAAGTACCATCGCCCAACCGAGCGGGAAGATCTGATCACCGTTGGTACGCAGCCGGTTAAACAGCGCGTTCTCGGTCACACCCAACCACTCAGCAGCTTCTGAATATCCACCAGGCAGTTCGGTGATCGTCTTTTTGATTGCGGCCACCAGCCAAGCTGGCTGCTTATCTACTTTCCATTCAGGTTCTATACCCACGGCTAACCCCTTATATCTGTGGTTTCTTCCCAGATGCCTAATCTGTAGGCTTCTGATAAAGGCTGGCGTCGTACTTAAGCTTGCCTTCAGTAATTCGTTCGATAACGAACGCTTGCTTCTGAGGAATAACCTCTCCCCATCGGCAAACAGCCGGGTGGGAGATCCCAAGAACACTGGCGGTTTTTGATACACCGCCAAAGTGCTCAATAACTTGTGATTTACGCATGGTTCCTCCTAGTTAACTCACGCCTTAAAGGTAACAAAAGGTACATTAAATAGCAAACAACAGTTACAAGGAATCAATGTAACATTGGTTACATGAAAACAGAGATGAAAGACCGTATAAGATCCCGTCGAGTCCAGCTCGATATAACGCAGCAGACCCTAGCTAAACGCCTAGGTGTTAGCCGCGTGTCCGTTACTAAATGGGAGAGCGGTACAACGAAGCCTGATGGTGAGAACCTCCATCAGCTGGCGATGGCGTTGCAAACCACGCCTGAATGGATTCTCTACGGGAAAGGAGATGAAACGCAGGATGACACCAAAGTGATCCCCTTTCTCAAACCCCCTAAGGCAGTTCCAATTATTTCTGCTGTTCAGGCAGGGACGTGGACTGATACTTACGCATGCTCAAGGCTTTCTGATGTGATTTCATGGACGCAAACCACTGCAAACGTTTCTGATGAAGTATTCGGCCTGGTTGTTCGTGGGGAATCGATGACTAACCCACATGGTCTACCATCCATTCCCGAAGGGTCGATCGTAATAGTTGAACCACACTATGGCCAACTGGATGACCTTTACGGAAAAATAGTCGTGGCGGTACTTGATGGCTCTGCTGAAGCAACAGTGAAAAAACTCGTCTGGGATAGCCCTTTCGCGTATCTGATGCCGCTTAATCCTGCCTTCAAACCTATACCGATAGATGGCAATTGCCGGATTGTTGGTAAAGTTGTTCAGATAACCCAGAATATTTAAGTCATTCATTTCTAATGCCGGATGCTCATCTGGCATTTTTTTTATCCCTCATGGTAACAAAAAGTACATTCCTCGCTTGACCGAAAAAGTAACTAAAGGTACATTTAAATCACGCGATTGGTACCCACTATTACTTTCGCGGTTGTTAAGCAGAACCACCGCGCCTGATGTGGTTAAAAGCAGGCCAAAGCAATAAGAAGTGATCCCTGTTCTGGCTGCTCACTTTCCCCTTGAGGGTGACAGCCAGCTTTTTAAGGGCACAACGTGAAAGCGCACTCCTTATCTCTTTCACTGCGGGGGCAGGTTTGTTACCGAAAGAGTGCGCTTCCAGTTGTGGTAATGCGGCTCTGCGCACGTGACGAGGCCAACAAGTTTTTATTTCAACATTTGAAATGAATACGTTTCTTGTGGTGTAGCGTCGCCGGTTCTGGCCGGTCCGGCAGGTGGAGGCACCACCGCCACAACAACATCATTGCTGTGTGTAGTCTTTGCCCATCACATCGGTGGGCACCTTTTTTACACAAGAGACAAGGGCATCACCGGGCGACGGGCTCATTCCCCAATCCACCCGGGCGCTATGGAAATGGACCTCCTACCCATAGCCGAAGCGCAGGTGCCCTTTTCTGTTGTGTATGGAGAAGTTCCACTGGCGGTGGCAGCCGCCTCTCAGAGGGTTAAACCATGAGTAGTGACCGCATGACCGTAGTGCCCGATTTCCTGGGCGAACTGGATGCCGGCGTGTTCATGAACAAGATCGCGGCAGCTTTAAACACTACCGCGCTTGGCGTTCTGAATAACGGTACCAAAGGCAAAGTAGTCCTCACCTTTGATATTGAGCGTATGGGTAACTCCGTCGAAGAGAAGCGCGTCAAGATCAAGCACAAGCTGAACTACGTCACCCCAACCCCGCGCGGTAAAGCCTCCGAAGAAGACACCACCGAAACACCAATGTGGGTTAACAAAGGCGGCAAGCTGACCATCCTGCAGGAAGATCAGGGGCAGCTGTTCGGGATCAACGGCGGCGTTGACGGAAAGCTTAAAGCGGCACAGTGATCCGCAGCAGACAAATCACTGACATCCCTATGACCACATATTAAGGAAATTTTATGTCCCAGATTTTAGACGGCAATGCCCTGCAGCAGGTGAAAGACCTTGTTCTTTCCGGTTATCACCTCACTGCAGTTAAAGAAACAGCATGCCCTACTGCCCTCCTCCCTGATGGCGTAAACATAGAGAGCCTTGAGCGTTTCGAGTTTGAGCGTTTTCGCTTCCGTGGCGCCATGACCACAACCAGTATTCCTGACTTTGTGCGTTATGCAGCTGGCTATGCCAATGAAGCTGAACCAGCGCGATGCTTTATCGATGCTGACAACATGACCGCACGCTCCGTGTTCAATATCGGTACGCTTGCTAACCCTGGCCATGCTGATAACGTCGCATCTATCACCCTCAAAAAGACAGCGCCATTCCGAGCCCTACTTCAGGTTAACGGCGATCGTCTGGGCCAGAAAGAAATTGCTGAATGGCTGGAGGACTGGGCCGACTACCTGACCGCATTTGATGCAGAAGGCAATGCATTGTCCATCGCGCAAGCAGCTGGTGCTGTTCGCCGCGTCAACATTAAACAAGTCTCAGAATCAGCTCATGAAGACGAAGACTTTGGCGGTAAAAAGTCCCTGATGCAGAGCGTTGAAGCCAGCAGTAAAGACGTCATGCCTGTGGCCTTTGAGTTCAAATGCGTCCCATATGAAGGCCTGGACGAACGTCGCTTTAGCCTGCGTAACAGCCTGCTTAAAAGCGGGGAACCGGTGTTTGTACTCCGCATCGTTCAACTGGAAGCCCAGGAAGAAGCTATCGCCAACGAGTTCCGTGACCTGCTGATCGAGAAGTTCACCGACAAGCCGGTTGAAACCTTTATCGGTAACTTTAAAGCGTAATTTCTCTGCATTAAATCCCCGGCGCCGCGGGGATTTATTGAAGCGTAATTCCCTTTATTAATCGCCAATGGCGAGGGATTCGTACAACCAAAAACTGGCGCAGGTGCAGCTGCCAAATATGGAGAAGAAAATACGATGAGTTATATCCAGACACTTTCAGGTAAGAAATTTGATTACCTCAATTCAACCACTGACGACGTAGAGATCGAGGATATTGCGACCGCACTCTCCCACATCTGCCGCTTCAGTGGTCATCTGCCGGAATTTTACAGCGTGGCCCAGCACTCGGTACTGTGCAGCCAAATTGTGCCGCCAGAGTTTGCCTTTGAAGCCCTGATGCATGACGCAGCTGAAGCCTATTGCCAGGACATCCCTGCCCCCCTGAAGGCATTGCTTCCAGATTACCGTCGCATTGAAGATCGGGTAGAGCTGCTGATCCGGACCAAATTCAGCATAATCCCTGATATGTCAGCGGTAGTGAAATACGCCGATCTGGTAATGCTTGCCACTGAACGCCGCGATCTGGATATCGACGACGGCTCACTCTGGCCTTGTCTTGAAGGTATACCTGCAAGCGACATTATCCAGATCGTCCCTCTTCGCCCAGGCCAGGCATATGGCTTGTTCATTAACCGTTTTAATGAGCTTACGGAATCACGCGCATGCCTCGCATGAAGATAAAAGAACTGGTAGCCGCAGCCCATGCTGCGGCCGGGAAACTGCCACCAGCAGAAGCCAACCTGATGCGTGAGGTAGCCACTCGCCTGGACGTTACATTTGCCGCCTTGACGGAATCGATGGACCAGCGAATGAGCCTTGACGCCGAAATTAACCATCTTCGTCAGGAGTCCGTCCAATGACCCCAAACAAATATGCGGCTCTGCGCGGCACAATCGCCCGAGCCAAACGCAACGACTGTCAGAAGGTAGTGATGCGTGTGACGTTAGTTGAAGAACTCCTCCTCCAGCTGTCAAACGCTGAGAAGCAGATTGCTGAATTGGCTACGGAGAATGCATGGCTGAAGCAGTTCCCTGACCAAATCGTTGGCTTCATCGGAAAGCTGGGCTCAAGCGAAATTGGTAGCGAAACGAAAGAAAAAATTGAGGCCGCAGCGAAGAAAATCAAAACCCCAGCCACCGACGCTTTCCAGGCTGAAGTTATTACCAACGCTATCAAATCCGCGCTTAACGATTGTTCGGAGTGCCTCGATAGGGACTGCATCATGGATTCGAACGGCATCAGTTATGAAGATGCTGCACTCCGTGAAGCGGGTGCTATGGCATTGCATGATGCGTTACTTCGCCAGGAGCGTGCCGTATGAGTTCAGACATCATCGATCAGGCCAACGAGCTGGTAGAGCACCGCCTGCAGCTGGCCATACAAAAACACCGTATTGATCAGAATGCAGTCTCTGCAGAGCACTGTTCTGAATGCGAAGAGGACATTCCTGAGGCGCGCCGGGTTGCAATGCCTGGCTGCAAAACGTGCGCCAGTTGCCAGGAAGTTTTAGAGCTCATGATAAAGCAGCGTAAGGGGTAATCGACAATGGCCATAAACCAGAAAATAAAAACCCATACCGGAACCATCATCACCAAAGATGGCGAGAAAACCGTGCAGTTGCGCGAGACTCCAACGACCTGGTGTGTTGGCCGCACTGAAACCTACCGGAAAGAAGATGGTCGCCGCAGCGGTGCGCCGCTGACATCACGCAGACTTATTCTAAGCAGCATTAAGCCGATTGAAGGTGGTGAAGAATGATTAGCATAGAGACAAAATATTTATCATCAGACCGGCAGGGACTGACCCCGGCCACCAGCACCAACGAGTAAACCACTCAGCCCGGGTGCAGCCGGGCTTTATGGAGAAGGAAACCATGGCAAAGCTTATGAAAGCGAGTCAATGGGGACGCCGAGAGTTCACCGATGACTCTGTTCCTGATAACCGAACGATTAAACGTTGGGTCGAGAACGGTTTACTCATGGGGCGTATCGTAGACGGATCTGTTTTTGTCTGCGAAACCGAAAAATGGGGCGTCGACTCAATGGTTAGTCAAGCAGTTCGCCAGTTGATTAATGAGGGCTAACCATGGCGGCAAGGCCAAGAAAAAAAGAATACCGACACCTGCCAGATTATTTATTTTTTGATAAAGATCGCGGTGTTTATAAATTCACGCTTGTTACTGGAAAAAAGAAGAATATTGGTAAGGATCGGGGCATGGCTATAGCTATTGCCCGTGAGTACAACCTTAGAATGAGACCTGAACTTTCTCCATCCGTTGATAACCTAATTAGAGAATCCGGCGGGGTTACTGGAGAAGCCAAACCGTTTGCAGATCATGTGGATCACATCATGGCTCGGGCTGTTGAAGACGAACGCCCTTCTCAGAGTACTTTAGATGATTGGAACAATGACGCACTACGCGTGAAAGAGTTTTTCATTAATATACCTGCTTGCGATATCGAGCTGGAGCACGTTAACGCCTACATCAACAAGTACCATGCCAACTCTTCCGCGAACGTGCAAAATAGAAAAGTCAGCTTTCTCAAAAAGCTTTTTTCTTATGCGGTCGACGAATCCTTGATGCTCGATAACCCGGCAACCCGGAAGAAAATGCGCAGAACCGAAGAGAAGAAAAGACAAAGACTCTCACTGGATAATTTCATGGCTATACGTCGTTCTGCGGCGCCTTGGTTAAGAACTGCGATGGATTTGGCCTTACAGACGACACATGCACGCCTGGAAGTGTCTAGGATTAGGTATTCAATACGTGAACCAAAGAACGGTGTTTGTGGTTGTGTGTGGCTCGAACAGCCAGAAGATGGCATATATGGAACGCTTTACATCCATCGTCAAAAGGTACAAAAGAAGGAAGCATCGCATGTCGCGATTCCAATTGGGGATGAGCTAAAGCGCATAATTGATGACAGTAGAGATAACGTAGCTAGTCCGTTTGTTGTTCACCGGATACCGGATCGACAGGTTAAACGCAGTAAAGAGGTTTCACACCCAACTCAAGTTGCGCCTGACTATCTTAGTCGCTCGTTCTCCTCTTTACGCGATGAGCTCGGACTGTGTGATCATCTTGCGATGGACGAACGCCCTACATTTCACGAGATAAGAGCACTTGCGGCGCATTTATTTAATAGCCAAGGAATCGACCCTCAAGGCAGGATGGCCCATAGCGATGCAAAATCAACTAAGATTTATACTCGTAATCATATCGATTGGGTTATCGTTCCTCATGGGGAAATAAAAACCGGATAGCTATAAAACTTTCTACTTTATTTGATTTTAACTTAGATAGGTGATTCATAAGGTATAGGGCTGAGATAGTTTTGGTTAAAGCCCTATACCAAAAAATATAAATGCGAACTACTTTTGCCCATGATATTTATCAGTGATAGCGTTCATAGCGGAAATGTATTTTTCCAAGCCTCCATAGCTATCTATCATTCTAAAAGAGTTTCGATACTCAGCCATTTTTACATCTTGCTGAGTAATCCCACACCAACCACAAACCTTACTATCGAAATCTAATGGCTCATGACATTTTCTGCATTGACGAGAAACAGCTTTTATCTTCCCATCAACAAACTGGTGTGATTTAAGATTCTTAGACAAAAGAAATGGTGCAGTAGTTGTTTTACCTATTACCATTTCAAAATATCTGCATTTAGCCTTTTTAGCTAAAGCTAGAATTTTTTGCTTCAAAGAATCATTTGATTTGTGTCCAACTATAACGCCTGTTATACAAGTAATTGGTACAGGAAGTAGCATTAGCCAGTCATTTGGTTTAGTAAGCGCTTTCTCATCAATTATTACTCGTCTTTCTTGCTCATAACTCCAGCAAGTTTGCTTAGTTAAATATGCTGCTCTTCTAATATATGAAATAAGCCAATAAATATAACGAGGTTTACAGATATGAAATGCTCTTGCTAGAACATCTTCAATACCTTCATCTGGAGAGTCCATATACTCAACATCTGCTATTGCGCAATGTTCTTGGAAGCCGATTTCATTCAAGAAGCTTTTAAACTTCTCTTCGTTAATTTCTATTACAAATCCTGATGAATTGCCTGCATAATGCGCCCACATTGGGGATATTACAGGACTTTTTGTAAAGCAAGTGGCAGGTTGCTTTGTAAGCATGCTGATCATTTCATTGTAAAAAGCCAATTCATCAGGACCGCGGTTAAAATCAATTGTGAGGAAAAACTCATATGGGTCATTGTATTGATGCAAGTGAGAAAACTTTATACCAATATGCTTTTCATCTATCATTAATTTATCGGCTATATCAGCACCCATGAATTTATACAAATTGGTCAT